GAGTGGGGGCAGGTGACCGGCCCGCGCTCCGAAATGTACGACGCGATGGAGACGGCGGCCGGCGCCCAGGACGCGCCGCTGTCGCTCGTCATGAGCACGCAAGCGCCCACGGATGGCGACCTGCTGTCGATCCTGATTGACGACGCCAAGGCTGGGCACGACCCGCGCGTCAAGCTGATCCTGTACGAAGCGCCCAAGGACGCCGATCCGTTCGAGGAATCGACATGGCGCCTAGCGAACCCGCATTACGACCTGTTCATGAACAAGGACGAAGTGCGGCGGCAGGCCGAAGAAGCGCGCCGGATGCCCTCGCGCGAGGCGTCGTTTCGCAATTTGATCCTGAACCAGCGCGTCGAGGCGTCCAACCCGTTCGTGACGGCGAGCGTATGGGATGCGTGCGGCGGCGCCGTGCGGGACGACTGGGCCGACCTGCCCGTATACGGCGGCCTCGACCTGTCGGAAGTGAAGGATCTGACCGCCATGGTGCTGGTGGCGCGCGACGGCGAGGCCCTGCACGCCAGGCCGACGTTCTGGCTGCCCGACGAAGGTCTGTTCGAGCGGGCGCGGGGCGACCGCGTGCCGTATGACCTATGGGCGCAACAGGGGCATTTGCTGACCACGCCGGGGCGCTCGATCACCTACGAGCACATCGCCGAGTACCTGCGCGGCGTGTTTGACCGGCACCGGATCGAGAAGCTCGCGTTCGACCGCTGGAACATGCGCCACCTGCACCCGTGGCTGATCCAGGCCGGCTTCACCGAGGCGGAAATCGAGGCCCATTTCGTGCCGTTCGGGCAGGGCTACGCCTCCATGTCGCCGGCCCTGCGCGACCTCGAATCCGTGCTGCTGGAAGGGCGCCTGCGCCATGGCGGGCACCCGGTGCTGACCATGTGCGCCGCCAACGCCGTCGTCAAGGGCGACGAGGCCGGCAACCGCAAGCTCGACAAACGCAAATCGACCGGCCGCATCGACGGCATGGTCGCCCTGGCAATGGCGATCGGCGTCATGCCCATGCGCGAGGAGACCCATGAAGTCGTCTACGAACCTGGGCAGATGTTCGCCTGATGTTTAGCCGGTGGCGCCGCAAGAAAATCAAGGCGCAGAGCAACACCCTGACCACGTCCGAAGACCTGGCCCAGGCCCTGCACGCCGCCATGCAGGGGCCGGCCAAGTCCGGCGCGTCGGTAACGCCGGAAACCGCCATGCGGCAGGCTACGGTCTATGCCTGCGTGCGGATAATTGCCGAGAGCATTGCGCACCTGCCGCTGGCCGTCTTTCGCCGGGATGGGGAGTCGCGCACGCCTGCGCGGGACCTTCGCGTCTATCACCTTTTGCACGACCGCCCGAACGAGTGGCAGACGTCCTACGAGCTGCGCGAACTGCTTGCCAAGGACATCGAGCTGCGCGGCAACGGGTATGCCCACATCGTGCGCAATGGCCGGCGTGACCCGGACGAGCTTTTCTACCTGCCAGCGGACAAAGTCACCGTGCAGCAGGACGAACGCACCCTGGCGGTCACGTACCAGTACGCGCGCCCCGATGGCCGCACCGTCACACTGCGCCGGGACGAAGTCTGGCATGTGCGCGGCATGGGCAACGGCCTGGCCGGCATGGACCCGATCACCTGTTACCGCGAGACGGTCGGCGACGCCATCGCCCAGCAGGAGCACGGCAGCCGTTTCTTCAGCAACGGCGCCAAGCCGCTGGGCCTGTTGGAAGTCACGGCGGGAACGAACATAGGCGCGGACGCGCAAAAGGCCCTGCGCGAGGACTTCAACTCCCTCTACGCGGGCAGCGAAAACGCGCACCGCACGGCCGTGCTGCCCGGCGGCGTCACGTACAAGCCGGTCAGCATCTCCAACGAAAACGCGCAGTTCCTGGAATCGCGCGCCTTCACCCGCACCGAAATCTGCGGCCTGTTTCGGGTGCCCCCGCACAAGGTGGGCGACCTGTCGCGGGCCACGTTCAGCAACATCGAGCATCAGGCCCTCGAATTCGTCACCGACTGCCTGCTGCCGCGCCTGGTGCGCTGGGAACAGGCCATCGGGCGCGACCTGCTGAACGACCCGGACCTGTTCGCCAAATTCAACGTGTCGGCCTTGTTGCGTGGCGACTTCAAATCCCGGCAGGAGGGCCTTCAAATCCAGCGCCGCAACGGCGTGATCAGCGCCAACGAATGGCGCGCGCTGGAGGAATTCAACCCGCGCACCGACGACGGCGGCAATGCCTACATCGTCGAAGCCAACATGACGGCCGACACCGGCCGGCCGGAGGAGCCGAATGATCCTGAATAGAGCCGCGCCGCCGGAGGGCCTCAAGCCGCGCCCCTACTTCATGCGCGCCAAGGGTCGCGCATTCGAGGCCAAGGCCGAAGCGGACGTGTTCACCATCGGCCTGTACGACGAAATCGGCTGGTTCGGCGTTACGGCCGGCGAGTTCATGGACGCCCTCGCCCAGGCGGACGGGCGCGACATCCTGCTCAAGATCAACTCGCCCGGCGGCGACGTGTTCGACGGCATCGCCATGTACAACGACCTGCGGGACTACCCCGGCAAGGTGACGGCGCGCATCGTTGGGCTGGCGGCCTCCGCGGCCTCCATCGTGGCGATGGGCGCCGGCCGCGTTGAGATCGCCGACAGCGCGCATTTCATGATCCACAACGCCTGGTCGCTGGCCATTGGCGACCGGCACGCCCTGCGCGCCCTGGCAGACACCCTGGACGGCGTTGACCAGGGCCTGGCGGAGGTCTACGCCGCCCAGACAGGCGGCACGCCGGAGGACATGGCGTCGCTCATGGACGCCGAAACCTGGCTCCGGGGACAGGCAGCCGTGGACGCCGGGTTTGCGCACGCCGTTATCGGCGCACAACCAGCGCCCAAGGCGGCCTTTGACCTCTCTGTCTTTGCCCGCGCGCCAAAGGGCCTGTTCGCCGACCTGGCGGACCTGCCGGAAACGCGCCGGGACGTGGAACGGATGCTCATGCAAGACGCTGGGTTCAGCCGTTCGAAAGCGCGCGCCTTCATGCGCGCGTGCAACGCCACGCAGGACGCTGGCGACGACATCGCTGCATTGCAGCACCTACTCAACATCATTCGGAGAGCCTGACATGGCAAGCAACGACATCGCCGCGCAGTTGGCGCAGGCGTTCGAGGATTTCAAGGCCGCCAACGACGAGCGCCTGGCCGCGCTGGAAAAGGGCCGCCCCGACCCGCTCATCGAGGCCAAGGTCGACAAGGCCAACGCGGACATCGCCCGCCTGGAGGCGGCCAATGACGAGGCCCTGCGCCAGATCGGCCGGCTGACCGTGGGCGGCGGCGCCCCGGAAGACGGCGACCTCAAGGCCAATACGCGCCTGTTCATCGCCGCGCGCACCGGCCGGCCGGTGGACGACGTGACCCAGGCGCAGATCGAGCAGTACCGTGCCTACCGCGGTGCGTTCAATGCGTACCTGCGCAACGGCGGCCAGCGCGGCGAACTGTTGCCCGATGGCATCCGTGCCGAACTGTCGGTCGGCTCCGACCCGGACGGCGGCTACTGGGTACCGACCGAGACCAGCTCCACGGTGATCCAGCGTCTTTTCGAGACGTCCGACATGCGGTCGCTGGCCAACGTCGTGACCATCTCGACCGATTCCCTGGAACTGCCGAACGACACCAACAGCTCGACCTCGGGCGGCTGGGTCGGCGAGACGGAATCGCGCAGCGAGACCAACACGCCCAAGGTCGGCGTGCAGAAAATCGTGGTGCACGAGCAATACGCCGAGCCGCACATCACCCAGAAGCTGCTGGATGACGCGGCCATCGACGTGGAAGCCTGGCTGGGGGGCAAGACCGCCGACATCCTGATCCGCACCGAGAACACCGCCTTTGTGTCCGGCAACGGTTCCAGCAAGCCGCGCGGCTTCCTGGACTACAAGTCGGCGTCGGTCACCACGGCGGACAGCAGCCGCGCTTGGGGCGTGCTCCAGCACCTGACCATTGGCGCATCGGGCGCGTTCCCGACCGTCAGCGGCTCCACCGCCTCCGATCCGGACAAGCTGCTGGACGTCATCGCGGCGCTCAAGCCGGCGTATCGCAGCGGTGCGGTGTGGACCATGAACCGTGCCACCGAGGCGGCCGTGCGCAAGCTCAAGGACGCCGACGGCCGGTACCTGGTGGGCATGGGCGGACTGGGCGACGCCGCGACCGGGTTCAGCCTGTTCGGGTTCCCGATTCGCACCATGGAGGACATGCCGGACATCGCCGCCGACTCGTTCTCGATGGCCTTCGGCAACTTCCGGATGGGCTACACCATCGTCGATCGCCAGGGCATCCGCGTGCTGCGCGACCCCTACACCAGCAAGCCGTTCGTCAAGTTCTACACCACCAAGCGCGTGGGTGGCGACGTGACGAATTTCGACGCCATCAAGCTGGTGAAGTTCTCCGCCTGATTCATCGCCCCGCTCCGGCGGGGCATTTTTTGAGGAAAACCCAATGAGCGCAACTCGCGACAACGCCAGCGGCAAGAAGGTGGTCACCCATGTGGCGGCGCAAGCCATCACGGCCACCAACACGCCGAGCACCGGCGTCGATACCCAGGGCTACGATTCGGTCTCGTTCCTGATCTCGGTCGGCACGGTCACCAACATCGCCAACAGCCCGCAGCCGACCTGGACCTTCAAGATCGAGGAATCCGATACCGAGGGGTCCGGCTACGCAGCCGTCACCGACGCATCGCGCATCCTGATCGCTGGCGCCAAATCGCCGGTCACCACGCCGAACGCAAGCACCGGCGTGTTCCTGACCATCGACAACGCGGCCGAGGACGCCACCACGTACCACGTGGGCGTGATCACCAGCAAACGTTACGCGCGTGTGGTCGCCACCCCCGCCAACACGCCCGGCAGCACGCCCTACAGCGTGGTCGCCGTGCTGGAAGGCGCCTCGGTGCAGCCGGTCAGCAACTGATAGGGGCGGGGGCGGTAACGCCCCCGTTTTCCACATGCCACGAATCACCATCGTGCGGCCGTTCAAGTTCACGGAAATCACCGAAGTTCACCCCCGCCTGTACGAGCCGGGCGAGCAGGACGTATCCGAACGCTGCGCCGAAGTGGCCATCCAGGAGGGCTGGGCGGTCCCTTTGGCGGTTGCTGGCCGCCCGTCCCAAGAGTCTGGGGAGGGACCGTCGCCATCATCGGAGCCGGCCCCTCCGCGACGCGGGCGCAGGCCGAAATCGTCCGGGACCGTGCTCGGGTCATAACGGTCAACACCAGCTACCGGCTCGCCCCGTGGGCGGACCTGCTGTACGCCTGCGACTACAAATGGTGGGACCACTACCGGCCCACGTTTGACGGACTCAAGGTCACGCAGGACCAGCGCGCGGCGGATGAATTCGGCCTGCTGCGGGTGCCGAGCGTTGACGAACCGGGGCTTTCAGAGTCGCCGCTGCGCATCCACCAGGGCGGCAACGGCGGCTATCAGGCGCTGAACCTGGCCGTGTTGCTGGGTGCCGAGCGGATCATCCTGCTCGGTTACGACATGCACGGCGGGCACTGGCACGGCCGCCACGGAGGCCGCCTCAACAACCCGGAGCCGGGCAACTTTGCCCGCTGGATAGCGGCCTTTCGGACCATCCGCGCGCCGGTGCCGATCATCAACTGCACGCCCGGGAGCGCGCTCGACGCATTCCCGCTGGCCAGCCTGGAGGAGGCGCTTTGACCCTGCTGGATACCGAGCGCGCCAAGTACGACCTGGCCTGGCAAGTGCCGGCCTACCGTATCAAGGCGCACGGGCTTGCATTGTGGGAGTCGCGGCGCGGCATCTTCCCGCCCGTCGTAACCCGGGCCGTGGACCTGGGCTGCGGGCATGGACGCCTGTTCGCCCGCTGGCGGGATGAAGGCATCGACGGCTGGGGCGTGGATTTCAGCGACCACGCCCTGGACGCGGACCACCCGTACCGGGCGCACTTCATCCGCGCGTGCCTGTGGGAGCTGAGCCTGCCGCAGCGGTTCGACCTGGGCGTGTGCGCCGACGTGATGGAGCACATCCCGGAAGTCATGGTCCCGCAGACGCTGAACCGCATCGCCGCGCACGTGGATACGGCCGTGTTCAAGATCGCCAACTCCCCAAGCCGCTGGCTGGGCGTGGATCTGCACCCAACCCTGCGCCCGGCGGACTGGTGGATGGAGCAGTTGGCGTCGTTCTGGTCGGTCGAGCGCCTGCCGCTCAAGACGGGCCGCGAGGAGTACCTGTTCCGTTGCGTGCCGAACTGATCGCCCCCAGGCACACGCACGGCCAGCGCTACCTGGCCGCCTTTGTGGAGGCCTGCGCCGGCACGGCGTGGCCACCGGCGAGGGCGGGGACTTTGTGGTCATGTGGGGGCACAAGCGGCGCGACATCATCGACGGCCCGCGGCCCTATGTGGTGCTGGAACAGGGTTACGTCGGGGATCGCTTGGCGGCCTGCTCGGTCGGCTGGAACGGCCTCAACGGCCGCGCCTGGTTCCCCACCGGCCCGGCGCGCTGGCGCATTGACCTCAAGCCGTGGCGCACCGTGGACGGGCCGGCCTGCCTGATTGGCCAGGTGCCCGGCGACGCCTCCCTGCACGGCGCCGACATGGCCGGGTTTTACCGCTCGGTGACGGTGCCGGCCGTGTTCCGGCCGCACCCGCTGGCCATCCGGCAGAAGGTGGACGGCCTGCCCCTGCACACCGGCCCGCTGGCGCAGGCGTTCGAGCGGTTAAGCCACGTCATTACCTGGAATTCCAACACCGCCGTGGAGGCGGTCATTGCCGGCGTGCCGGCGGTGGCGGTGGATCGCGGCTCGATGGCCTGGGACGTCAGCGGGCGGGATGTCAACGCCGCCCCGCCGCGCCCGGACCGCCGCGCCTGGGCGGACCGCCTCACCTGGTGCCAGTGGACAGCGCAGGAACTGGCGGACGGCACCGCCTGGGAGGCCGTCCGGAATGGGTATCACATGGAGGCCACTGCATGAGCCTGACGCTGGTCACGGCGCCCACTGTCGAGCCGGTGACGCTGGCCGAAGCCAAGGCCCACCTGCGTGTCGACGGCACCGACGACGACACACTGATTTCCGCCCTCATCACGGCGGCGCGCGAGCATGTGGACGGCCGCGACGGCTGGCTGGGCCGCGCGCTATGCACGCAGACGTGGGACTGCCACTACAACACCTTCCCGGACGACGGGCTGCTCTACCTGCCGCTGGCGCCGGTGCAGTCGGTCACGTCGGTCAAGTACGTGGACCCGGACGGCGCGCAGCAGACGTTCAGCAGCGGCAACTACGCACTGGGCGCGGACCTGGATTGGTCGCCGCGCGTGATTCTGGGCTGGGACAAGAGCTGGCCCTCCATCCGCGCCGTGCCGGAGGCGGTCACGGTGCGCGTGGTGGCGGGCTATGCGTCCGTGCCGCGCCCCATCTGCCAGGCCCTGTTGCTGCTCATCGGCCACTGGCACGAACACCGCGAAGCGGTCATGGAAGGGACATTCCGCGAAGTGCCGACCACCGTATCCGCACTGCTGACACCGTACCGGCGGCGGTGGTTCTGATGCGCAGCGGGGATCTGCGCCACCGCATCACGCTGCAGACGTTTACCACCGCCCCGGACAGCTACGGCGAGCCGATAAAGACCTGGTCCGACCTGGCCACCGTATGGGCGGCCGTGGAGCCGCTTACGGGGCGCGAGTATTTCCAGGCGCAGCAGACGCACGCCGAGGTGACCTACCGCGTGCGCATCCGCTACAGGGCAGACGTTGTGCCGACAATGCGCATTGCCCACGCCGGCAAGACGCTGGAAATCCTTGCGGCGATCGATGTCGGTGAGCGTCGCCGGGAGATGCACCTTATGTGCCGGGAGCTGACATGAAGGTCGATTTCGAGGTCAAGGGGCTTAAAGAGCTCGACAAGGCGTTGAATGAACTGCCGCTACGCGCGCGCGGGTCTGTACTGCGCGGGGCGCTGAACAAGGCCGCAACGCCAATTGCCGCCGAAGCCCGCCGGCTGGCGCCGAGGCGCAAGGACGAACCGGAAGACCGTCAATACGGGCCGCTGTACAGGAGCATCCGCAAGTCTGCCAGCACGCCACGCGCGAAGAACAACTACACGGCCGAGGTAAAGGTTGGCCCGTCAAAGCGCGGTTTTTATGGCATGTTCCTTGAGTTCGGAACTTCAAAAATGCCAGCGCATCCTTTTCTGCGGCCGGCATTCGAGTCGCAATCGCAAGAGGCGTTAGACATTTTCAGCAAGGAACTAGGCGAGCGGATCGAGAAGAAGCGCACGTAATGGAAGCCGCTCTTCATACTTTGCTTAGTACGGATGTGGGTGTTGGCGCTATCGTCGGCCTTTCCGCATCGGCCCGTATCTACCCTCTGCTGATGCCTCAAGGCGGCGCCTTGCCGGCCGTCACTTATCAGCGGATCAGCACGCCACGAATCGATACGGCGTCGATGTTAGGGCACAACGCCCGCGTCAGGTGCCGAATGCAGGTCGATTGCTGGGCGCCCACATTCGCGCAGGCCAAGGCGCTTGCCGATGCCGTTCGCGCCGCCATGACGGCGTCATCAACATTCACCGCGCTTGCCGTAGATGAGCGCCATACCTATGAAGATGACACGCGCATTTACCGCGCCAGCGCAGATTACAGTTGCTGGTACCTCGATTGATGGGTAGTCCCATCTCCACCAAACCGCCTACGGGCGGTTTTTTTACGCCCAAAGGAGGCTGATCCATGAGTTCCAATGCACTCGAAAGCCAGGGGATGACCATTGCGCGCGGCAACGGCGCTTCGCCCGAGGTTTTCACGACGATTCCCGAGGTGCGCAGCATTTCCGGTCCGGACGGTTCGGCCAACGAAATCGACGTGACCGACCTGTCGAGTTCCGCCAAGGAATTCCGCATGGGGTTGCAGGACGAAGGGAACATCACGCTCGACATGATGTTTATTCCCGGGAATACCGTCCATGCCGGCCTGCGATCCGATCGCGCCAACCGCACGCTGCGCAATTTCCGGCTGACGTTCACCGACAGCCCGGCGACGGTCTGGTCGTTCTCGGCCTACGTGCAGGGTCTCAGCGTGTCGAATGAAGTGGACAGCACGACCAACGCGTCGGTGACGCTGCGCATTTCCGGCGCTATCGTGGAGTCCTGATCGTGAGCCGCGAGGCTATTCGCGCCAGACTTGGGCAGCGCAAAACGATAGTGGTAGATTCTCCCGCGTGGGGATGCGAGGTCACGCTCCGGGAGCTGTCCGCAGCAGATCACCTTGGCCTGCCGCAGCGTGCCGAGGCGCTGTCTGGAAAGATCGGCGTGCCGCGCGACGCGGTGTTCCTGTGCCTGATGGTGGCGTCGTCGATTTTCGATGACGGCCAGCGGGTGCTGGACGACGACGACCTTGCCGACATGCCGGCCGGCGACTTGAAGGAAGTGATGCGGCTCGCCGAGTTCGTGTTGTCCCTGAACGGCATCAAGGATGACTCGCTGGGAAACTCAAACGGCAGCCCGACCGAAGACTAGCTTTTCGGCTTTGTCTGGCGCTGGGCTGCCCGCACCCCGATTACCTGCTCGACCGTCTGTCCGCCCGTCAGTGGGCGGAATGGGAGGCGTATGCGCTGCTTGAGCCGTTCGGTCCC